GAAGATCGACCACCAGGAGGTTGCCGAGATCGAAGCGCGACGTAGGCCCTGCGTAGAAGTCCGAGGCCAGCTTGCCGAGCCGGGCCCGCGTGCCGAAGCTGGTCAGCAGTTCGAACCCGTCCGTCGAAGGGCTTCGGAACACCGCGATCTCGCCCGGCCAAGGGACAGCATGCGCCGCGGCGAAGGGGCGGTGCGCGGGCTGGTCCTCGGTCAGCTGCGGCAGGTCGAGCAGCACCGCCTCGGGCGCGCCGAACACGACAGCCTGCGAGAGCGCCGAGGGCCGCGGCGCGCCCGGCGGCAGGTCGTAGGCGTCACGATCCTGGCGGACGGCTTCGACACCTCGAGCGTCGGCATCGGCGGTGGAGACGAGCCGCAGAGGGACGGCACGGCCGTCATGGGAGAACGACACGACGTCGGCGGGATCGAGCGCCAGCCGCGACGGCGGCAGACGGAACACGGCACTCTCGCGGCCGGTCCAGGCTTCCATCAGCGCGCGGCGGCAACGCCGCTCAGCCTCCTCGGGCGGGACCGCCATGGGGAAGCTCTCGGAGGCGATCCGGGTCGTGTCGACGGTGATGCGCCGGGCCTCGACGAGGGCCGCGTCGTAGTCCTCATCGGCGCGGGCGACCTGCCATTTCAGAGCCTGCGGCAGTTCGGTTTCCTGGCCTCGGGTGAGTTCGAGGACGTCGCCCTCCCGCGCGGCGACAAGATCGTCAGGGCTGACTGTGGCTACCGCGGCCCGGCCGCGCATCACGAAACGGATCACGCCCTCGGTCTCGACCGCGTCGAAGCCGAAATGCCGCGCGAGCGTGGTGATGGACGCACGCGGGGACTCGAGTGCGCCAATGGCGTAGCCCTCGACCGCGCCCCAGAGCCCGGTGACGTCGATACGATCCTCGGGCAGGCCCGCGCGCAGGCAGAGGTGCCGGACCAGCGCCGCCAAAGACACCGCTCCGAGCCGCCCGGTAAGCCAGTGCCCCAGCCGCCAGTTCGCGCCGTCCGTCCAGACGTCGGTCAGGGCCGGAAAGAACGGGTACGGTCGCGCGTCCCAGGTCCAGGCGGCGCATTCGGGGACATGCACCATCCGGCCGCCGTAGACTGAGGAAAGCGGGTTGTTCGCGACCTCGCCCCACCAGAGATACGTCGCTTCGAGATAGGCGCGCTGGATCGCATCGTCCCGCCAGCCGCGGGAGAAGTAAGGCACGAAGCTCTCGGAGGACTTCGGATCGAAGAAGACGTTGGGCTGGTTGGTGCCCCGGTCGATGGCGGGGCAGCCCAACTCGGTGAACCAGATCGGCTTTGACTGCGGTGCCCACGCCGTCGGCGTCCCGCTCTCCACCCCGCCCGGGCGATCGTAATGCGCGTTCGACCACCAGCTGCGCAGATCCTTGTAGCGGAAGACCCATGGCTTGCTGGCGGCACCGTCGGTGATCGGGGTGCGGACCTGCGCTGAGCGGTCCGCCGCGCTGGGATAGAACCAGTCGAAGCCCTCGCCGCCCGCGATGTTCCCCTGCAGGTAGGCCCGATCGTAGATCGCGGGCCAGCCCTCCTGCGCATCGGCGTGCTCGAAGCCGTCGCGCCAGTCCGACAGCGGCATATAGTTGTCGATCCCGACGAAATCGATCTCCGGATCAGCCCATAGCGGATCGAGGTGGAAGAACACGTCGCCGCTGCCGTCACCCGGCTGGTGCCCGAAGTATTCCGACCAGTCGGCTGCATAGCTGATCGCCGTGCCCGCCCCGAGAATGGAGCGCACGTCGGCGGCCAGATCGCGGAAGGCCTGCACCGCCGGATAGCTGGACGCGCCCGAGCGTATCGTCGTCAGCCCGCGCATCTCGGTCCCGATCAGGAAGGCGTCTACCCCGCCCGCCGCCGCGCAGAGATGGGCGTAGTGCAGTACCATGCGACGCAAGCCCCAGTCGTCGGCCGGGCCGGTCCAGGAGACGGTCTCGCCGGACACTGCGAAATCCGAGGGGCTGGCGCCGCCGAAGAAGGCGGCGACCTGGTTCACCGCCGTGGCGGTCTTGTCGACGCTGCCGGTGTAGCCCGCGGCGGGCGAACAGGTGATCCGGCCGCGCCAGGGAAAGGCCGGCTGGCCCGTCTCGGCGGCGTTGTCGCTGTAGGGGTTCGGGAGCGTGTTGGCCGGCGGGACGTCCATCAGGATGAAGGGGTAGAAGGTCACGCGCAGCCCGCGGGCCTTCATCTCCTGGATCGCCTGGACCACCGCGAAGTCGGCCGGCGTGCCGCCATAGACCGGCCGGTCCTGATCATCGCGGCTGACGAGATGGGCGGCAGACCGGCTCACGCCGTTCACCGACCACCTCTGCGGGCTCGTCGTCTTCTCCGACACCTCGACGCCCGGTCGGATGGTGCAGTCGCCCACGCGCAGGTCGTTGCCGAACCAGGCAACGACGAGGCTGACGCTCTCGACCTTCGGCGCCATCGCCTGCAGACGGTCGAGCGCCACCACCATGTCAGTGGAGTCTGCCAGCGCGTTCAGGTTCTCGGGGACCGTCGCGCCGCCATCGGTCTTCCGGATCGCCTGCGTCGCATAGGTGAACTCGCCCGAGGCCGGGATCATGGTGACGGCGCGGGTCAGCCCTTCGGCGGTGTCGGGATCGGCGAGCGGGCGGAACACCTCGAAACTGAGCTGCGGCAGGCGGTTGCCGTAATTTGCGAGCGGCAGGTCCTCGAAGACCACGTAAGCAGTGCCGCGATAGGCGGGCGTGCCGGCCGCGCCCATCTTCGCCGCGATGAACGGGTCGGCGGTCTGGCTCGCGTCGCCCGGATACCAGCGCCAGGTGATCCCGGCGGTATCGAGCAGCTTGCCGTCGGCCCAGATGCGGCCGATCCCGGTAATCGGCCCCTCGCAGAGCGCGACCGCAAAGGATGCGTAGTAGAGATACTCGGTCGTCTTGACCTTGCCGCCCCCACCGCCCTTGCCGCCGCCCTGCGTGGTGGTCTTCGTCTCCTCGCGGAAATCCGTCGCCCAGATGATGTTGCCGCCCATGCGCATCCGGCCGTAGAGCCGCGGGATGACCGCGCCCTCGGTCGCGGAGGTGATGCGCAGCGTGTCGAGCCGCGCGCCCTCGATGCGCTGCGTGGGCGCCAGCGACGAGATGATCCAGCTGTCGACGACCGAGCCGATGCTGGAGCCGATGAACCCGCCGATGGTCGCTGCGCTGACGCCGAGGATCGCGCCGCCGATCGAACCGCCAATGGCAGCGCCGGCCGCGCCGAGAACGAGGGTGGCCATGTCCGGGGTCTCAGCGTTGCGGGAACAGGAAGGCGAAGGCGATGCGCCGCCGCCAGCATTGCGTGAGCGGTTCCTCGATCACGCCGAGCCGCTCATAGGCGTGGAGAAAACTGTCAGGACCGGTCAGGATCCCGACATGCTTGGCGATGGCGCGGGGCATCATGCGGAACAGCACCAGCGCGCCGGGACCGGCCTCGGCGGGAGACACCTCGATCATCATGCTGCGCGCGCCGTCCGCCAGCACCTCGCGTGGTCCGGTCTCGCCCCAGTCGCGGCTGTAAGGCGGGATCGGGAACGGCTCGGGGCCGACGATCTCGCGCCAGACCCCGCGAGCCAGCCCGAGGCAATCGCAGCCGACGCCGCGCAGGCTCGCCTGGTCGTGATACGGCGTGCCGATCCAGGACCGCGCAATGGCGATGACCCGCTCGGGATCGGCCGGCGTCACAGCACGCCCCCGTCGTGGCCGCCATCCTTCGTCGCGTATCGGAGGATCGTGTCCTGGCCGGGGATGTGCGGGAAGCCTCGGAAGTTGGCTGTGTTCGCGTACTTGGCCCCGCAGGTCTCCATGCGCTTGTCGCAGCCTGCACGGATGGTGAAGCCGTCACCCTCGGCAATGGCGCGCACCGGTGCTTCCAGCAGGGTCAGCACCGCGATGCCGTCCGTTGCCTCGTGACCCAGCACCTCAGCCCGACGCCCGGCGTTCGCGCCGCTGGTCCACTCCACGGTTCCGAAGGTGAACCAGCCGGCCTCAAAGCCGCCGAGACCGGAGGCGGTGAAGGCCCGGTCGCGCAGCAGATCGATCACCGTGCCCGTCCCCTTGAAGGCCGGATCCTCCAGATCGACGCCGCAGCGCGCGTCGCCAAGCGCGGCATCGCAGGTCGCCTGAAAGGTCCGCCCGACCGTCTGGCCGAGCACATGCGCGAGCGAGCGGACTTCGGCGACGAAGGCGAGCCGCCCGCGCCGGATCTGGCCGATGGCCCCGCGCCGCATCAGCACGCGCTGCGCGGTGTCGGCCCAGTTCACGCGCCAGACCTCGACCGCCGCGTTGTCCCAGCGGCCATCGAGGATGTCGGTCTCGGTGATGCGGTCTGAGGTCAGCACGCCTTCGGCGTCCTGCGCATCGACCGAGAGATCGGAGCCCGACCGAACCTCGGATGCGGTCAGGCCGCTTTCCGGCTCGAACTCGGTCCCGTCGAAGCTCAGCGTCCGGTCGTGATCGGTGAAGCCGAAGGTGACGCCATCGGCCCGCGTGACCCGCCAGCACCAGGCGAGCGTGGTCGTGCCCTCGTCGAGGTGGGCCTGCAGGGCAGTATCGAGGGTCTTCATCGGCGCAGTTCCAGCAGCGGAATGGAGGTGATCGAGCCGAGCCGCTCGAGGTCGAGCGTCACGTCGAGCGCGTCGGTGTCGAAACGGACTGGCACGTCGAACTCGAAGCCCGCGGTGATGGCGACGCCCTCAGCGAGCGCGCCATCGAACGTCACGACGCCGGTGGTCGTGTCGACGGACCACCCGCTGGGCTGTTCGACACCATCGAGCGCGACGCGCACCGTGTCGGCGACCGGCTTTGTGATCGTCCGCCTCCAGGTATGGCTGCCCGAGGCGTAGCGCTTGACCAGCTGGAACGCGGTCGTCGCGCCATCACCGGTGCCGATGGACTGATCGGTCGGCGATGCCGTGCCCGAAGGCAAGCAGGACTTGTGGTCACCCCAGTCCTTGAACCGGAAGCCGTGGAGCCTGCCGTTGCGGGCCTCGAAGAAGGCGACGACCGTCGCCAGATCGTCGGCGCGGCGGATGCCATAGGCGACGTCGTAGCGCCGACGGGAGTTCGCCCAGCTTGCGTTGCGCTCCTCGTCGCCGGAGGCGAGCTCGACGATCTGGGTGCGCCGCTCGGGCCCGCCCCGCGCGCCACGGCTGATGTCGTCCGGAAACCGGACCTCGTGGAAGGCCATGGCTCAGAGCCCCCTACGCCCGAGCGAGACGGCGCGGGCGATGTCGGCAGCGACCTGAGTGCGGGACTGCCTGAAGCTCTCGGCGTCGCGCGCCATGATAGTGACGTTGACGCCGCCCGAACCGTAAGCCTGCGCCTCGCGACGCGAGAGCACCCGCTCACCCCGCTGGAGGATCGCGGGCACCTCGTCGTGGCGAAGACCGGCGACGCCGCCGGCGTGCATCCTCGGCGCGCCGGCGAAGGCCATCGCTGGAACCGCCCGCATCGGCGAAGCAGCGCCGACGATGCCGCCGCGGTGGAGCACTGGTCGCGGAACCGGCGCAGGCGACGTCATCGGCGCGGCAGAACCGAGCAGAGCGCCGAACGCGCCCGTGAAGATGCCCGAGAGCGCATTGGCGATGGGTCCAAGGATGAACCTGCGCGCAGCCAGCTTGGCGAGGTCCGCGAGCAGCGAAGTGACGAGATCGCTGAACCTGAGCTTGCCGGTCTTCACGAACTCGCCGACCGCGTTCTCGGCCGACTGGAAGGCGCCGACGAGGCTCTGGCCGATATCTCCGCCGATCTCGCGCGCATTGCTGGCGTAATCCGACAGCGCCGCCGTGACCGCCTGCCAGCCGGTGACGGCGGCCTCGGTCGCGGGCTCCGCTGCAGCAGCGGCGGCTCCGGCCGCCGCGCCTGCATCTGTTGCAGCGCGCCCGGCATCGCCGAGCGCCGTCTCCAACCGCTCGGCCGCGCCGGTGGCCTCGGTCAGCGCATCGGCACTGGCCTCGTCGGTGCCACGCACCGCATCGCGCAGCGCCTGCCAGCTTTCGAGCGGGGCGCGGGCCCCTTCCGCCAGGTCGCGCGCGGCGCCTCGGTAGAGGTTGGCGGACTCGAGCGCCCGGTTCGCCGCTTCGGTCAGGCCGAGATCGGGCGCGGTGAGCGGGTTGTCCTCGAAGGCCCGGTCGAACGCCGCCTGCGCAGCTGTCGTGGCAGCACTGGCCGCGCCCTCGAAGCGGTTCTCGATCTCGCCGAGGTCGAGGTCCGGCACCAGCGAGATGCGCCGCTCCGACCCGAGAGCTTCGAGCCCCTGGTTGATGCCGCCGATGAAGCCGTTGATGCGCGAGACCACGCCGTTCAGCATCGCCTCGACGCCGTCGACCAGGCTGTTGGCCGCCTGGAACGCCAGATCGCCGATGGCGGCGGGCAGCAGTCCCCAGATCGCCTTGATCGCCTCGTAGGCGCCCTCGAACGTATTCGCCGCCGTATTCCCGAAGCCCACCACGCTCTCGATCGCGCTCTGCATGCTCGAGGCCGCGTCGGCCTTCAGGTCGAAGAACATCGCCGTGGTGGCCACGCCCGCCGCAGCCGCACCCATCCGGATCCGCTCCCAGACCTCGACCGCGAGGTCCTTCAGGAGCGACATCGCCTCGCCGAAACCGCCCGCGCCGGAGACGAGGCGGGTGAACTGATAGACAAGCTCGCCCGCGCCGACGATCAGCGCGCCAATACCGGTCCGGATCAGCGCCCCACGCAGGACGACCAGCGCCGTGGCGAGGCCACGGACCGAGAGCGCGGCAGCGGCCATCCCCGCCACCCAGCGGCCCGCGAGGAACGCCGCGAAGGTGGCGGCATAGGTGGTCAGGCGACCGATATTGTCGAAGAGCCCCCGGATGGCGATGCCGAGCGGCCCGGTGCGGCTGGCAACCGCCGCCATGGCGTTGGCGACGGCCTCGAGCGCAGGCGCCGCGGCGACGGCCAACTGGTTCGAGAGCCCGCGCCAGATCAGCCTGAGCCGGGAGATCGCGTCGTTGGTCCGCTCGATCTGGTCGGCGTCCTGTTCGGAGACGACGACCCCGAAGGCAAGCACGTCCTCGGTCGCCTGGCGCAGCGTCGCCGTGTCGATCCGGCTCATGGCGATGGAGCCTTCCTCGCCGAAGAGCTGGCCCGCGACGGCGGCG